GCAGTCTTGTTGAAGACGAACGCCCAGTATTGGGTCTCATCATTAACCAGTACCGTATGAAAATTGGAGTAATGCATGGAGACCCTAGAACAACTCCAGGTGGAGAAGGTAAGAATTACGCATTTTTCACTCGTTGCGAAGTGCGTAGAGATGAATGGATTGAAGTTGGTCCAAGTGGTAATAAAAGTAGAGTGGGTCAGCGAATTAAAGTTAGAACCCTCAAGAACAAGACTGCGCCACCACAGCGTGTCGCATATTTTGATTTCTACTTTGCAGAAGGTGGCAACTGTGCGCCAGGAGAATTCGACTTTGCAAAAGAAGTTGCTAGTCTTGCAGTAGTTATGGGTTACATTGAACGCCGTGGTGGTTGGTTTTACTACGGTGAGCGTAAATGGCAAGGTATTGAAAGTGTAATTGCAAGCATTCGTGAAGAAATTGACTTTATGCAAGATTTGCAAAAAAAAGTTTTAGAGAACCATGACACACCTGCCGCACTAATAGAAGAAGAAGAGTAGGGAACTAGATTTGAAGACAGAAGGTCAGAAGCAATCCAGAAAGCATGAGGACCGTTTAGCCAAAAAAGTAAACGGGTCACGTACTGCAGCCTCTGGAGCATTCTGGTCACGAAAAGGAGATGTGCGGTCAAGCGACCTCTTGATTGAGCACAAGTGGACTGGTAAAAAACAGTGCACTGTAAAATCCGATGTCCTCAAAAAAATTATGAGAGAGGCAATCCTTGACGGACGAATGCCAGTACTTGGCATTCATCTGGATGGAGAGAATTACGTGATTCTTTCCGAGCATGATTTCTTAGAGATGAGGGAGAAACTAAAGGATGCCTAATACATGTACAACGATGAAGACCCATGGTGGTCGCACGCCCAATGCAAAGGCGCTGCACCTAAATCACAGGAAGACGAAGACATCTTCTATCCTCCTCGTGATAAAGAGCAGTACCGAATCATTGCTGCAAAAGCAAAGGCTTATTGTTTTGGGGAAAACAAGAAGAACCATTGTCCAGTTCGAAAAGAATGTTTATGGGATGCGGTTAGCCGTGATGAACCCCATGGCATTTGGGGTGGACTTAGTCACCGTGAAAGGAACGCTTTAATTCGCAAGTGGCAAAAAAGTTACCGTAAGAAGATGACCCTAGAAGAATTCATACTAAGCAAGGACTGATAAATGGAAAACGACCTAAAACGCTTTTTAGATGCTAAGAAGCGCGAGCCACGACTACTTGGTGATATTGAGCGACACCTCATGCGCCGCCCTTTAGAGGACCGTTCTACAACGGTTCTACACCCATCTGAAATCATTAAAAATGATTTTTGTTACAAGTATTCTTATTACTTGATGACAGGTGGAGAGTTAAAGAAAGAGAAACCAAACCTACGTTTGCAGTCTATCTTTGATGAAGGGCACGCAATTCACCATAAATGGCAGAACTGGTTCCACGAAATGGGTAACCTGTATGGTCGTTTTGAGTGTAAGCACTGCCACACATCAGTGACTGGGACTTCTCCTACAGTCTGTGAAAGTTGTGGAGATACTCGCATGGAGTATAAAGAAGTTACTTTAATTGATGACGAACTCCGTATTGCGGGCCATACAGATGGATGGATTAAGGGAATTGGAAATGATTGCCTAATTGAAATCAAATCTGTTGGTGCAGGTACGTTCCGCTACGAAGCGCCAGAACTTCTTTTAGATAACAATGGAGACATCTTTAAGGCGTTTAACAGTATTAAGCGCCCATTTAGAAGTCACTTACTCCAAGGACAGATGTATCTTGAACTGGGTAAGCGTATGTTTGGCGATGAAGCACCAAACGAAATTGTTTTCTTGTATGAACTTAAGGCTGACCAATCGTACAAAGAGTTTACGGTTAAAGCAGATTATGAGATTGTAGACCGAGTCTTCTTTAAGGCTGAGAAAGTTGTTAAAGCAGTTAAAGCAAAAGTTATGCCAGAATGTAACCTCAATCCAGAGGAAGGGTGTAAATCATGCAACTTGATTCCTTAACAGTTCACGACCAATTACTAAAGGCAAAACAACCTAATTATGAAATGGTTAAGTTGCCACCAGATATTACGGTTCTTTCTAGCGAACAGTTAGCAGAGATGTTTACCGTTCTTACGGGATGGGCAGATTACATTGCTACTCAATTAGCAAACGCACAAATACAAGAACGCACATTGGAAAAGAAATTAGATAGAAAAGTAGCATCACTTTTAGTTGAAAAAATGGGTGCAAAAGAAAAAGGAGATAGAGTTACCCTTGTCAAAGCACAGATTTCAATGGATGAAGGTGTTCAAGACTTAGAAGACAAACACCATCAGGCATACGTTCAACGTAAAGCGTGGGAAGTAATGTTGCAGAATCAAGAACGTGATACCACACTAGTGTCACGAGAGATTACTCGCCGTACTTCAGACCAACGTTCATTCCGAAAGGATTACGGAACACCATGATTATTGGACTATCAGGATATGCACGTTCAGGCAAAGACGAAGTAGCAAAGATTTTGGTAGAAGATTACGGCTATAAAAGAATTGCATTTGCAGACAAGATTAGAGAGTTACTTCTTGAGACTAACCCACAGGTTAAAGATGGGTTTCGTGTTGAGAGCGTAGTACAAGCGTACGGTTGGGACCAAGCAAAGGTAATGTTTCCTGAAATTAGAAATTTACTGCAACGACTAGGCGTTGGTGCACGCAATGCATTTGGCAACGAATTTTGGATTGGTCAAGTATTTAATTCTATTGATAAAACATCTGATTATGTTATAACCGATGTTAGGTTTGAGAACGAAGCCATGATGCTTAAACTTATGGGTGGACAACTTTGGCGAATTAAACGCCCAGGAATAGAACCAGTAAATGGTCACATATCAGAGCGTGAAATGGACGGTTATAAAGTAGATAAAATTCTAAAGAACGAGGGTACTTTAGAGGAATTACGAACATTAGTTCGTTCTCGCATGGAGTTTACCCTCAATGCCAACTAAATTATTTGATGGTGGATTACCTAAAAAAGGTAACGTAACAATTGGTATTGACCAATCATTGACTGGGTTTGCGCTGACGGTAATGTCAGTAGCAGAACCAACGTCTCATTTAACGTGGGTATACAAATCGCCTTATTTTGGCATTGAAAGATTAGTAGATATTCGTACATGGTTAGTAGACCATTTCAACTACATTGAACAAGAACTAGAGTTAGACATTTTAGACGTTGCAATGGAAGGAACAGTTCTTCAATCACAAGCAGCATTAGTTCTTGGAGAATTATCGGCGTGTGTTAGATTAGCAATTTACGATTTCTTTGAAGACGCAAGAAAGTATCCACTTAAAGTTCCACCAATGACGTTAAAGAAATATGCTGCAGGTAAAGGTAATGCAAAGAAACAAGAAATGTTGCTACAGATATACAAGCGTTGGGGTATGGAATTCAGCGATGACAACGCAGCAGATGCATACGCATTGGCACGATTAGTCTCTAAAACACATATAAATGAGATAGAGAAGGCTGTTGTAGAACAAATGTCAGACCCCAAATACAGAGACCAACCAGCCATTTAGCCCTATCCTTTAGTTTAGGAGTGGCACACCAAACCGAACTAAAGGACTAACAATTGACTAACACACCAGAAGCAGTTTCTGTTGAAGAGCCATTCCTCCGAGTGAGTGCTGGCTCAAATCCACAGAGCGTCGCATCCGCAATCGCCCATGCAATTTACGACAAAAAAGAAGTAAAACTTCGTGCCGTAGGTGCTGGAGCAGTAAATCAGGCAGTTAAAGCAATCGCAATTGCACGTGGTTATGTAGCCCCAAGAGGCATGGACCTTTCTTGCATCCCTGGATTTACAACCATTGAATCTCGTGACGGAGAAATATCCGCTATCGTGTTTCACATTACAGCAGGCTAATAAAGACTTATCCTTGGACATAGATTAAGGAGTCACAATGGCATCTTGGACATCAATGGGTCACGCAATGCGTCGTCGCATGGGCGCACCTTCAAACCATCACGAAGAAGCAGGTAAAAGCATGGCTAGAAATCACATGACACCAGAAGAAGTAATTTCCTCTGCAGAGCACAAGAACAGTGCACGTCGTTACGTTGGTCAGTCAGTAGGTTTTTCATCACCAAGTGCAGCACCTGCAAAGGGCACACTTATGCCTAAGAAAAACACACAAGCATCAGACCCAACAACAGGCGGAAAAGCAAACCGTACAAACATGCTTGCAGGAGATGCAGCATCATCTGAGCGTATGGGTGCTCGTTACCGTACAACAGTAAATTTTGCTCCAACAATTGACCCAGCAGCAGGCCCAACAATGGCAAATGCTAAGACAATTAAGTCTGTTGCAGGACGTCAAGCGCCTAACTTTGGCGATGGAATGAGCAGCGTTCGCTAATGCCACTATCCTCATCTTTGTTTGGGGATAATCCGTTCAAGAATTTTGGCAAACAAGCGAACGTTGAAACCCCATTGTCATTAAGTTCCAGTACTACTGGAAGTATTGCACGACGTACATCGTGGCGCAGTAATGATGGTAATGGTCCGTCTGCGTATTCTTCAAAAACACGTGGAACAACTTTAAATTGGGATGACACACCAAAGGTAGAAGCACCATCGTCGGATAAGGGCGCTAGTTTCGGAGGTGCGTAATGGCTGGTGGAGTTAATAACTTTTCACCTTCACAAAACTGGCAGTCACTTGGTGGCGGCGGTATGTATGGGTATAACAATCAAGGTGGTGCAGGAACTCCTGTAGCCCGTGACTCACTAGATGCTACACGCATCGGTGTAGGAAGAGTTCCATCTGCAGAATATCCAGATGGTTACCTTGGCACTATCCGCTCACGTCGTGATGACCGTTTGTTGGATAGCATCAAGTCTCGTGTCAATCAAAAATCATATCAACGTGGCGTTCACAAAGGTGAACGTGTTGAACCATCAATGTATTTCTGGCCCGAATCAATGGGGCCAATGAGCGGTATCGAACGTCAAATGGGCGCAATGGTTGATACCTCAAATGGAGTTACCATTTATCGTTCAATTCGCAATGCTCCACAAGTACAACTTACTCCTGCTCCCCACCTTGTTAACGATGGTAAAGCAAACACCATTGCCACAAGTCCAGGAGAAATTAACGAACGCCGTCAGGCAATGATGTCTTACTTGAAACCAGCGTGGCGATAATGACGCAACCAGTTGACGGAGTTTACGACCACACTAAACCGTGGCGTGCACCAGTACAGCCTGACCAAGTAGCCAAGCGTTGGCAGTACAACGGGCCATGGTCAACGAATGCAGAGCGTTTAGTTTCTCAAGCCTTGATGATTATGAATATTCCAGGAAAAGATATTCAAGCAATGGTTCGTCCACCACTTCCACAGATTAGGTTGTTTCCAGACCGTTTTGGATATGGTGCAAGAATCGAACCTACAATTGAAGACATTGTAAGCGTAGACCGTAACTACACAGAGCCACGTGTATCGTGGTACTCAGGTGGAGTTGGCGGATACAGCGCTTCTAGCAGAAATGACTTAGGTAATACCTAATGTCTAAAGAAGATTCATTTCCGCATTTTGTAGAGTATTCGCCAAAAGAAGCAGGACACTTTAAAGCGTTTATTCAACGTGCACGTAAAGCAAGTCCAATGGG